CTCAGCCTTAATTGTAACCGCAGTACCTAAATGCCCTCTTGCTTTATCATTGTTTCCAGCTTTATGTATTATATTACAAATATGCAAACCTTCAGAAGTCCATTGCAACATCATTTCAGCAACTTTAGCCCCCTCTACGATATCGTTTGTATTATAAACTAAATCTGCTATACCATCAACTAACAATAAATCTATATTACCAGAGTAAGGAGATTTATAGATCAACCATTCAATTAAACCTAATCTTTCTTGCACAGATTTAGATCGCGTTGCAATAGGTATGTAATTTTTATATCTATTACCAACCATCTTTTCCACTCTTGAAAATGTCTTTTTAGCGTAATAAGTACCTTGTTCAGTATCTAAATCTATAACATAGCCTTCTGTCTTTCTGTCTCCTTGTATATGGGTAGAAAATGCAGAAGTATTCCCACCAATATAAGCAGCAGTTATCAAAGATTTGCAAAATGACTTCTTAGTTTTTGCGGATGCTACAATACAAGAGTATTCGCCTCTAGTTATAACGCTACATCTTTTACCTCTTTCATCATTACCAATATAAACAAACGTTTCTAAAGGCTTATCTGGTGCATCTAAATCCACAATACACTCGTTAAGCATAAGAGCGTAATCTTTACCCTCGTCTTCTAGTATTAATTTATCTTCTATTAATTGAATCATTTTTAGTTTAGTTTTATAAGTGTAAAGCGTTGATAACGTGATAACAACGCTTATGTAAAGGTTGGTTTATAAGTAGTTGTAGTTAATAGATTTTACTTGAGTCTTCGTTCTTTAATTACAAATATTGCTATTGGTATTACTATCATAAGTATTACTCCTATTTCAGCAATATTTTTAGTTGTGTACTTTTCGCAAAAGTCGTTTATAGCTATTAAGTAGGGGAATAAAGGCGTAAAATCAACTAACAACAACAATGCATATAAAACATAAATTAGCTTGTATAGCATTAATCCACTTAGTATTCCAAATAAGTAATATCTTGTTTTTGTCATTTTGTTATTTTAAAAATTTACGATTTCATATACTCGTCCGTTATGTGTAATACTAAGGTAAGTCAACTTTTGCAGAGTATAGTATTACTCTTTCGTTTCTTAATTGGTGTATTTGCTCAATCTTAAACCTGTCCATACTTTCACGTAACACCTTTTCGCTTTCATCAGAGTTGGGGTCTATTTTAGCAAGGCTGATTAATTTATGTAATTCATCTAAAGGTATTTCGCTAACCATTTTACGTGCCAAATCCCTAAATAAGTATTCGTCATTAACTTGTGTATTATTAAGTAATTCAGGTGTTACTTTTACTTCGCATCTATTTTTCATTTCTATAAAGTTTAGTGCTTTAAAACCGTACTACACATAACAACGTGTATAATTTATAAGCCAATTAATATTTAGTTTTTAAAAGTAAGTTATTTTATATGGCTTACAAACCATACACAAATAAGTTGTAAAACATTATAGCTCTGTCATTTTTACAGAAGTATATGTTTTGTGATATTTTATTAATAACACTTGGTACAATTCCTCTGCTTTTTGCTTACTTTCAAATATTTCATTATATAATTCCTTTTTATTTATAGCTATTGCTTCAACCCTATAACGTTTAACAACATGGGGTATAGTTAATTTTTTAACTAATCTATGTGCTTCAAAAATGTAATCGTATAATAATTCATTTTCGTCAAGGTTCACTTTCATTAATTCAGCAAGTGCCTTATTCAATTGGTCTTGTGCTTTTTGTAATTCTGTCATTTGTTTTGTTCTTTTAATCCGTTAAAAATCTAACCATACCCAAATTCGTTGTAAAACATATTATTGCAAATTACGGCTTGCGCTTCTACAAACTACACATTGCTTACTACATCTTGGTAGTTTTTCATCAAGCTCCTCGTAGCAATAAAACGATTCAACAACAACGTTTATATCACATTGCTTTTTTTCGCTTACTTCTTTATTGTTTTCCATTTTATTTTGTTGTTTAATTATTAAAAATTATTGTTTATTTACTCGCAACGTGCCATACACAAATCAGTTGGTAACAATTAAAATTACTGCATCATATCTATAAAAATAGCAAATGCATCTTCGTTAAAGAAAGAAGAAGTTTTACCATTGTATTCAACAGTTCTTTTTATTCCAGTTAATTTCATTATCCCAACAGGCTCCTCTATTGTTAAAGTTATTCCGCTTCCTTTATGTTCTGTAAAGTAGCTTCCAACTTCCATAGTTCCACCACCTTTTACCAAAACTTCTTTTACTGTATTCCATTTTTTAGTTTTCATTATCCGTAATTTTAAATTTCATATTCAATTAGTTAGTTAAATCTGTTGTATGCCTCAGTAACCATCTCATTTAGTTTATCCGTAACATAAGCAAATGTAAAAGTTTTTTTATGATCCACCAAACTTTGTACAACATTTATTTGCTCCTCTTTTGTAATCTTCTTGTTTTCCAAGTGTCTAATATACCCCTCTAAACCTCCAAAACCATTTAAAATAGAATCGTCTACCTTTAATTTTCCGCTTCGTATTTCAGATATCTTATTATCTATACCCTTATTAACATCGGAGTTTTTATTTAGCTGGTTTAGCTGGTTGTTGTGAAGGTCATTATAAAAGCTCCTGTATATGTTTTTAAGCGGGTAATCTAAAACTTTGCATAAATCCTTCTGCGCTAAATTTAAATCGCTTAAAACGGTTGATTCGTAATATCTAATATTTTGAGTATATTGATATACTAACAATTTTGCGAATAGATTATTTTTCTCAATTACATCTTTCTTTTGGTTGTTAATCCAGGTTAGTATGCAATTAATAGCTTCTACGTCTTGCGAGTTTGGTTTAAAGTTCCTAAACTCTCCTTTATCGTTTTTACTAAATCTAAATTGAAAACGACTTACTGCGGTTTTTAACTTTATCATATTCTTTCGATTGGTTTTTTATATTTATTATCTTCAAATAGTTTTTCATTTGTTGTGTAACACGTTAAATAAGTCTCAAAGTGTTCTCTTTTTAAGAAGTGAGACGGTCTTAAACGTGTCTTAGGAAACGTCTTTTGCTGAAATAAACCTTTCATTGCTTGCTCAAACTCTAATAGTTTATAATCGCGGGCTAAGTCTGTAAAGTCTATTTTCTCAAATGTAGTAAGCCTCTTAATGTTAGTTGGTAGTTTATCGTAATACGTTCTAGCATCACACCAACGCTTTAAAAATAACTCTTCTGTAATATTATTTGTTTGTGGTGGTTCTTCTACATACGTAGTATGTATGTCAGTTACATTATCTGTTACTGTATCATTAACTGTATCTGTTACAGTTGGATTTGTTGAAGTTTGTTGAACACTTTCAACACTTGTTGAATTTGTTGGATTTTGTTCTTCCTTTTTTAACGCTCTTAATTCTGCTGAACGCTTCCCAGCTTCACTTCTTTTATGCTTAACTTTTTCAAACTTCACTAAATCCCTTTTTAATTGGTTTTTAATAGGCTCAAACGCTATTTCTAAAAGTAAATCATCTATAGAAACTTCTAAATCATTTACGTAACTTAAAATTATCTTAAATAGTTTGCCTGCTGTTTCGTCTGGTAGTTTAGAAACTACTTTTATTAAATCTGCGTATAGGATAAAACCTTTTTTATCTTTTGCCATATTCTTTTATATTAAATTTATCATTTTTAATGCATCTTCTACTGAACGCACAACCCAGTACTTAACATCAACACTTTCTAAATCTTCTTTACATTGCGTTTCTCCTTCTGTTAACTTGCTCTTTAAACCATCTTTAATCTCCACGTTGTACGTTTTACCTTTGTAATACACTAATATATCAAATAGGTTTTTAACCATATACACGTGCTTTACTACAGCTCCACAATTTCTTAAAGCTAATACAATTTCTTTCTGATTCTTATCTACTCTTGAAAACTTCATATTTTAATATGCTAATGTGCTAATACCATCAGAAGATTCTATAATTTGACAACTATCTTTTGACTTCCATTCATAAGACTTTACTTTTAACTTGACGGTTTCTAATAAATCCAGGTGCAAAGAAACGTCTATTTTTTCTAAATATAATTCTAATTCGCTCTTTTCTCTTGCAGTATCATTGAAAAATATTGAGTCGTTTGTTATTTTTAAATACAAATTCTTGCAGAAAGGAGAGAAATCACAGTATGTTTTAAAATTATTTATGCTGTATGTTATATTACTTCTTTCGTAATAATACCCTTTAGAATCAAATAAATCTGAAATGTATTGAGTTGTAAAACCATACTCTTTATTCAATACATAGTACAAAGCAGACCTTGCCTCTATATACGATCGTTTTCTCGTCTTCTCTAAAATATTAAAATTGCATTCAGCCTCTAACTTATTTATTAATCCCTCTACTATTTTATTTCTACTCATTCTACTTAATTTTAAAGTCTTTGTTAGTTTTTATTTTCTCTTCTGTCTTGATGTGTTTTACTAGCTCTTTAGCTTCTTTAATGGTGTCAAACTCACCAACTAATTGAAACATTTTTTGATATACTTTTGCTTTTTTCATATCTTAATAAATATCGTTAATTCTGTGTTCGTAAAACAACCTCTTGCAATGATCTATTTTATTGTTTAATAGATTTGTAAAAGTATTAAAAATGTAGTCTAATTGCTCATCCGTTACCTCTACTTTATCTTCTTTAAGCCATACTTCGCAAAATATCTCATTAGAGTTTTCGTGTAATTCTATTTGTAAAGAATATTCGTTACACTCTTCATAAAGTTTTACATAATTTGGTAGACCTTGTAAATTGTCCGTATCTCCGTAATCTATCTTGTAATCATTGTCAGAGATAATTTTCTTTAAGTAATCGGTTTCTATTCTCATTAATTGTTATTTAAAAAATCACTTAACGTTTTGTTTGTTGCTGCTTTTAACTCAGCTTCTGTTACTTTTATATCAATTTCTAATTCTAATGAAACTAACATTTTTTCTATGTACCAATCATCTTTTGCAGTTGCATAATCTCTTAATTTTTGTAGGCTTTTCATGTTTTTAGTTTTTTAAAGCATTCTAGCTCCGTTGATTATTATATCTATTGTTAATACTGTTAATAAAGGAATAAAAATAAATATTGCAAATAATACTCCGAATTTATCAATATTATCTAATTTTTTAAACCTGTTTATTATTTTTTTCATAATTATATTACTTTTATTGTTCCGTTAAAATATTCTTGACATATTAAACCAGTAGAAAGAATTGTTGTTCTAATCGGTTTAATGTTACTTGTCACTTGCTTTCTTTTAAATAATCTTATTATTTTTTTCATGTTGTTGGTTTTAATTTTTTTGTAATTTTTTTATTTCATGCTCTAAAGATGTTATTTTGTTGGTTAGGTTTTCTAGACTTAGTGGCTTCCATAAATCTCTTGGGCTAGTTCTATAATTTAGTATTCCATTTATTATTTTTTCAGCGTAATACATAATATTTAGTTTTTTAAAGTTATTGATGTTTTAATTATACAGCAAACTTACAACCTCTTTTTAGTTTATCAACTATCTTTTATCTATTTTAACATAATTTTAACACTTTATAGTAATTTTAATTAAATATACCTATTAGTCAAACTTTTGTTTTGGTGGGTAATTTTATTTTTGTATATTTGCCTTATGACTAAATATACTTACAAAGCATTTAAAGAGGGAGTTTGGCACATATACTCAGACGAATATACATCGTTAAAAGATTGCTTACTATGGTATTTAAAAAACGGTAGATTTGTTGAAAGCATATCTAACCGAAACCTAGTATTATTTAAAGGGAGTAAAAAAGTAAAAACCAATTAAAACTATAATATGAACGATTTTGAATTAAGACCAACAGACAAAAAAGACCATTACATATTCCTTATTAATGGGGTGAATGTAACAGGAGAGCAAGAGAAAAGTACTTTTAGACATATGATAGGAGTTCTTGATAATGGTATAAATACAGGGCTATGAAAGCGAAAGATAAAGCAATGGAAATTGCAATGAAATTCGATAAAAAAGGAGAAACCGATAACGCTAAACAATGTGCCTTAATTTGTGTAGATGAGATATTAACCAACAAAACAGGGATGTTAACAGATTGGACTAATAGAGTTAAATATTGGCAAGAAGTTAAACAAGAAATAAGTAAATTATAATAGATGAAAAAAACAACAATTATTAGAGCAATTTTAACTTTTGTTTTAATGTATTTTATATACAAAGAAACAGGAATAGCGACTACTATATTTTCATTTAATGTTTGTCTTTACATAGAACTAAATACTAAGCAGTTAAGTAAATTAGTTAATATATTAAAGAAGAAATAAATAAATTATAACACATGAGCAACGGAAGACCAAAAGAAGATTTGAGTTGTTTGCCAAATAATTGGTATTCAGACATATTAGATTTATACAAAGAAGGTGCTTCTGATGTAGAGGTAAAAGCCTTAATATATCAATGGAGAGGTAGTTTTTCTAATGATTTATGGGATAGATGGATAAAAGAAGAGCCAGAATTTTCGGAAACCATAAAAGCTGGTAAATTTTTATCTGAGGCATGGTGGGCTAAAAAAGGTCGTAAGAACCTAGAAAACAAAGAGTTCTCTTATACTGGTTGGTACATGAATATGAAGAACAGATTTAAATGGACTGATAGGCAAGAAACTACTTTAGAAGGGGGTGAGAAGCCTATTCAGACTATTGTTAGTTTAGGAGGAGGAGAAAAACCAGATTAATGAAGTTATTGCCAAAGCAAGAGAACGCTGTTTACTACTTAAAAGATAACGAAACTAAGGAGCTGCTATATGGTGGTGCTGCTGGTGGTGGTAAGTCTGCTCTTGGTTGTCTTTGGTTAATAGAGTCTTGTCAAAAGTACCCTGGGTCTAGGTGGTTAATGGGTAGGGCAAAGCTAAAGGCATTAAAAGAAACTACCTTAAACACTTTCTTTGAACTATCTTCTAATTTAGGTATAACAGACCAATTTACTTATAATGCACAAGCAAACATCATATACTGGAATAATGGTAGTGAAATACTGCTAAAAGACTTGTTTTTATACCCTTCTGACCCAAACTTTGATAGTTTAGGTTCTTTAGAGATTTGTGGAGCTTTTATAGATGAATGTAATCAAGTTGTTTACAAAGCATGGCAAATAGTAACCTCTAGGTGTAGGTATAAGCTGAATGAGTTTAATTTAATACCTAAAGTTTTAGGCTCATGTAACCCAGCAAAGAACTGGACTTATAAAGAGTTTTACAAAAGAGATCGTGATAACAGTTTGCCTAGTACAAAGAAGTTTATACAAGCATTACCTACAGACAACCCCCACTTACCAAAA